GGTAAAAATTTATATTATATAATTTTTATCTCCCTAGCTTCGCTAGTTCGCTACCGACACCAATCCAGGTGCGTTGCTTCAAGTTGGCTACCCATCCCAGGGGCGCTGTTGCGCTTGCTCACCATTAGATTACCTGGAAACCAGCCACTCAGGTTGGAGTTTCCCCAGGCTCTTTTGCGTGGGCATTGGCCGCTTGTGGCTTTTGCACAAAATTTCAGCTACTTTCAGTTCCTCTGGCCGTTTACCTCCTCTATAGACAGCACTGACCACCGTAGGGTTCAAGTCACACCGGTCTGCACCGCCCGTCAGCGGACACGTTACCCAGCATAGCACTCCTTGCACCGAGCCTAGGTAGGATAAAACCCCCTACCGGGTCACTCTTAAGGCGTTTCCTCCGTGGGATAGCCACTAGTGACTAGGTGTAAGTGATCTGATCTGGGCGTATCGTGTTGCGCAAGTGTGATACCCATAGGAGCGCGGAATCCTATTCTGCGGCTCAGTGCCTGATATAGTTGAGAAATGGCCAAGAACAAGTCCAAGCGCGACGCTATTGCGTTGCCTGAAAATGTACCACCACCGCTGCAGCTGTTCATTCATGTTGCAGCCGCCGAGGAGGGTCACCCTAAGGTTACCTCTCATCTTGGCAACTATAACCTGTTCACCACCAAGGCTCCGCCAGGCGTGCAGGTTCTTAGTGCTAAAACCTCTCTTACTGACTTTGAGAATGTCTTTGGAGCTCAACCCACTTTGCGGTCCATCCGTAATCTGGTTTGTGAAGCCCGCTCGGCTGAGTGGTCTACTTCCAAGGATGCCTTTGCACTCAAAGCCACCCAACTGACTTACTCTGATGCCGTGCTGAGGGCCATGATTCGCTTCTGTCCCTCCAAGGTATCTGCACTCGCTGCCTTGTCTCTCTATGGCCGGCTGGCTAAGATTGATGACAAGGAACTAGCTGAGTTAGCTCGTGATACTGCCATTGAGTTGGCGTACACAGCTAAAATTGGTACAACTCTCGCGGACGCGAAGGTTGTTTCACTTACCCATAAGGATGCCTACCTCACTCTCAGTAATGAGGTGTTAGGTGTTCCTTTCACTGCAACACTCATGGCAAAGGCTACCATCATCAATGGAGCCATGCAATACTCAAACTTCTACCTTTATCCTCGCGCAACCATTAAGGTCGTCGATGGTAAGGCTGAAGCCATTTCAACCAAACTCCTGACTGCTACCACTAAGGGTAAGCCTGTCACGGAGGATGTGAACCTGCTCCCTGACTATCAGCAGCTGCTTGTTGACCAAGTGACTGGAACTGAAGTTAAGGTTGGAGCAATTATCTATGTTAAGACCACTGATTCACCACCCCTCTACTTTCCCAAAGTTAAGGGTGGTGTCATTGGTATTGCACTTAAACAGCAAGGCACCGCGGCTAAGAAGCTCAATGTAGTCTTCCACGCCCAACCTGATGATGTCCTGCTGGCTTTCATTCAACTTCAACAGTTCCTGAACCGCACTGCGGATTCAAGTGTTGAAATTACTGACTGCCAGAGCTACGAAGTTTCTCCAACCGTGACGGTCAAGATTGGCCCGTCTAAACCTGGAGATGTCGTCGTGGCTACTGATGAAGAATACCTTAAATGCTTTGACACCCCTGAGGTGGGAAAGCTTTACAGGGTTTTCCAAACTGAGTCCTGGGCAACCATTGAGCGTTCCCTCTCCAGTTTGAAGGTCCGTGTGTCCAGGGCGCTCTCTGCATTCATAAGTTTTCTGCAAAATCTTGCAGACAACTTTTCAGCAATTACTGGTGTTGTCACTGCGCTCATCCATGAGCTCCAGGATTTGACCCTGGATGTGGCAGCACGCATCACCAACATACAATTAGTTTACCGCGCCGGTAAGCTTATTGTAGACACTACAAATGCCATTGCAAAATTGTTTCAGCCATTCTGTGATTTCATATCACCTTTCCTTCGGAAAGTGGCTGGATTTGCAATTTACACCGTTGGTAATCGCATGCTCATGTTTACCAGCTGTGGAACATTCCTTCTCACAAAGGCAACTACTAAGATACTCAACAAGGCCAAGTACATCTTTGATGTTGAGCCCGAGTACCCAGTAGATGTAACAACTTCTAAAGTTGTAGTACATGAAACACTCCAGCAAACTGACACTAAGCCTACTAGGGCTCTAGAGGCTGTGGATGTCGTCGTTGGTAACACTGTGCTGCAAATGGCTACTGATGGCAATGCCTTCTATCCTTCGGATGGTACGCATGCCTGCCTCCCAGGATTCAAAGCAGGTTCGGATGAGCTTCTTATAAGCTTCAACTGCGACCTCTTTGATGATGAAACCAATGCTCAAATCAACGAAACACTCGCTGCATATGAGCTTAACCAACTCGTGGCTCCATGTGATTTCACTCCACGTCAAATTGCGACGCTGGTTGTTGACACATTGGTTGATGCCATTACTGACCACTTTCCGGAGAAGACCATTGATCTACCTGAGGACTACCAAGTCTTCTCTGATCATGATGATCTCCCACTCGCACAATACCACATCCCTTCACATCTGAGTCTGTATATACAGGCCATGGAGGGTGAGGATGATAGTGGCGACGAAATTTGCATTGAGGAAGATGACTATGATTGTCCTCAAGTTGAAGATGACACAGATGGAAATATCCCGCAACAATGGGACCTTCCTGATGTCGATAAATTTTTACTCAAACTCCAGAAAAAGGAAGCCAGCAGCGACGAAGTACTAAGCATTGACGTAAATCCGAGACCTAAAGAGGCCCCGGTAGTCCTTGCGCAGGAAAAGAAGCCAAATGACTCCCAAGTATCGGACGCTGAGGTTCATCCTGAACCGGACGGCCAGGATGTTGAACAATCACCTGAAGCAGTCGATGAGACTGTAGCACGAACTCAATCTGAGAGATCGGAGGCGGCTGAGTGCGACCAAGAAACTTCTTCCGAACCCACTTCTGTGGTAGAAGAAGAAGAACAACAAGAATTACCACCAGAACCTGAACTCCGCTCGTATGAGGGAGATGGGGATTCTGATGATGAAATTATCATTCCTATAGTCCCAGATTCACCTGCAGACCTAAAACCGCAGGCTGTGACTATTAAAGAGTATTTCAAGTCTGAAAAACTTGAGACTATTAATGAAGGTTCCACAGAGTCAGTTACACAATCTGACAAGTCGGACGACGAGTCATTTGTGGATGCTGAGTCTGATGACCAACAAGAACCTGCTGTATATGATGACGAAACCATCATTACAGACAGTACAGAAGGTGACGACGAACCCGAGGCTACCCTCGCTACCATCGTCAATACCCCATTAACTCTTGACAATAACTTGCCACCTGAAGCCATTAAACAACCCAGCCCGACCAAGGTTGAGTTGGTTGTTGGTGAATTGGCAAGTGTTAAATTTGACAATTCTGTCTTAGTCAACCCTGCTAATGCGCAATTAACTAATGGCGGTGGCGCTGCTCTTGCTATTGCGAAATTAGCTGGACCAAAATATCAGGAGTACTGTAACAGCGTGGCTCCTATTAATGGACCACTTACGACAGACTCCTTTGATGCAAAGAAACTCGGAGTAGCATGCATCTTGCATGTAGTGCCACCCCGCGGTTCTGATCCTAATGTTCAGGAACTCCTGTACCAAGCATACAAGAGTATCCTTACTGAACCAGCCCACTATGTTATACCCATACTTGGTGCTGGTATTTTTGGTTGCAACCCAGTACATTCGCTGGATGCATTCAAGAAAGCATGTCCAAGTGACATTGGTCGTGTTACCCTTGTCACTATGAACAAAAACCACTTGCAGGTGTGGGATGCCCTTAACAGGACAGTTGTCCGCACCACTACTGACTATGACCAAGTCACCACCAAGGCTTTGACACCTCAGGGGGTTCTCGAAGCTAATCTTTTTGATGGTGAGGACTTTGTTCAAGAACCAAAACCCGGTCAAATCTACCTTGAGGTTACTGATGAAGTTCAGAACCAGGCCAAGGAACTTGACCTAAACCTTCAACAATACTGCGTCTACCTGAAGACTTGCCACCACAAGTGGAGTGTGAGTCGTACGAATGGTGTGATGCACTTAAAMCAAAAAGATAACAACTGTTTTGTTAGTGCTGGCATTAACCTGTTCCAAAACACTGCTTATCAACTCAGACCTGCCATTGATGCTCTCTATCGGGAGTATCTCAATGGTAACCCAAACCGATTTGTTGCTTGGATTTACGCATCCACTAACCGTCAGGTAGGTGAGATGGGTTGTCCACAGCAAGTCATTTCATTGCTCGTTAGTAATTCTGACGCAGCATTCTCAGCCACTACCGCCTGTTGTAACACCTACTTCAACCACACAGGTGTTATTTCAGTCGCTCGTGAATATGATCCACTTTCACCAAAGGTCTACTGCATGAAGTGTGACGTTTGGACTCCCTTTACACCTCAGAGTGGAAAAGGTGCAGTCGCAATTGGCACTTCTGCCGAAGAACCTACAGGTCCCGCCATTAAGTTTGCCGCAGCTCACTGCTGGTACACTAATGGTAAGAAAACAGTCAATGGCTATGACACTAAAGCAAATATCGTAGCTACTTACCATAGGTTTGATCTACCCAAACCTCAGCCTGTTGAGGAAGTGGTAGCCCTGCCTACTAAAAACGACTTTGAAGTACTCAAGGTCGAAGAAGTTCCACAGGAGAGTGTCCTTCTCTTGGATCCTCCTCCTGCACAAGCCCCACAACCTGAGGCTGACCAACACGTCGAGACTCTAGAAAATCCAGACTACCTGGATATTCTAGACCTCTGGATTCGAAAACCCAAATTTATCCTTGTTAAATCATGGAGTGTTTTGGGTCGCGCTCTCTGCAAAGCCGGCAAAGTCGTCTTTCTGAGCGCTAAACTTGTGCAACGTTTCTACAACTATCTTGTAGAAATCGGCGCAATTGACACAACAGCGAGATTGTCCATCGATCTTGCCTGTAAATTTGTTAAGACGGTCTTGCCATCGTCTAACACTGTACGCAAAACTTGTCTTGGACTGTACTATTCAGCCCAGACACTTTTTGTCTCTTTAGCACCTTTCCTTATGTTACCTGCTGTGGCTAGCCTGCTTAGTTCAGGTTACACAATAGGTACATACCTTTATGCAAAAACTGGGTGGCCTTGTAATTACAATGCCACACAACACTTTGATTACAATTCCTATTGTGCTGGTGACTTGGTATGTCAAGCATGCTTTGACGGCCAAGACTCCTTACACTTGTATCCGCATTTACGTGTAAATCAGCAACCTATTCAGGCCGCTGACTATACTGTATATGCGCTTTCGATAATATTACTACTAGCTAACATGACACTTGTCGTGGGTACGCTATTAGTTACACTCTTTGTGAACTTTTACGGTTTGCAAATACCATTCTATGGCACACTTGAGATAGACTATCAGTCCGCACTGGTGCTGACTTTCTCAGTGTACTATTTCTACAAGGTTATGAAGTTTTTCCGCCATCTCACACATGGATGCAAAACTCCTACGTGTGCTGTATGTGCTAAACTTCGAACCCCACCTACCATAACAGTTGAGACTGTCGTTCAAGGCAGGAAATACCCATCTGTTATTGAAACCAATGGCGGGTTTACCATCTGTAAAGAGCACAACTTCTATTGCAAGGACTGCTCCGCACAGACACCCGGCACTTTCATCCCGACAGAAGCTATTGAGTCTCTTTCCAGAGCCACAAAGCTTAGTGTCAAACCTACTGCACCAGCATTTCTTCTTGCTAGAGATGTTGAGTGTCAAACTGATGTTGTCGTTGCTCGCGCAATGCATAACCAAAATGCACATGTCTGCATTTCAAAATACTCTGACATTCGTACCGTTGACCAACTGCTTAAGCCTACTCCACTGTTTTCATACACCCCCGATGTTATCATCGCGGCGGATTTTGATAACAGAGGTAGTATTAAGACAGCTAAAGAATTAGCTGTGGTTTTGTCAATGGACCTTAAACGTACTATAATTATCATTGATCAGACCTACTCTAGACCCATTGATAATTATCAAGAAGTAGCTTCTCGCATTGAGAAATACTACCCTGTAGCAAAGATTAACCCAACTGGTGATATCTTTGCAGACATTAAGCAAGCCACCGGAGGACAGGCTAGTGACTCTGCTATTAATGCAGCTGTCCTTGCAGTCCAGAGGGGTCTTGACTTTACAATTGACAATCCTAACAACATTCTGCCACATTACGCCTTTGATTTCTCAACCCTCAACGCAGAAGACCAGTCTACCATTTTGGAGAGTGGTTGCGCTAAGGGCAATCTCAAAGGTACTAATGTTGGTGTTGTTCTTTCAGCTAGCCTTGTCACACGTCTTAGCCAGCAGGCTATTCGCGTGATTGCTAATGCTGCCTCTCGTAATGGCGTTACCTGCGCTGTTACACCATCTACACTTGTTATGCGTGGAAATATTGCAACTCAGCCTTTGACTCGTATCAAGGCTGGTGCTCCTCCCATGCGTCACAAGATACTCCGTGTGATTTTGGCACTTGCTATTGTGTACTTTGCAGCTATGGCCCTCGGGTTTTTGGCTAACCAAATTACTCTTAATACAGTGCCAACAACTAAATCTGACATCCGTGCCTCCACCTTTTACGTTGTGAGAGATGGAGTTTTGGATACCATTCGTTCAAATGACAAGTGCTTTGCTAACAAGTTCATGGCATTTGACAGCTTTATTCAAGCACCTTACACTAACTCACCTGACTGTCCTGTTGTAGTAGGAGTCGTCGATGTGACTACTCACTCTATACCGGGCATTCCAGCAGGTGTTATCCATAGAGATGGACTCATACTTAACATCTATGAGCAGGCCATCTACGAAACCCACCAGCGCCAGTCCATGGTTAGAGACGCCCTGTCTCTTAAGACAGCAAACCTCTTTAACCTTGGTAAGCGTGTTGTTGTAGGATACACTCAACATGAAGTTGTTGTGGGTACCTCCTATCTTAATTCACCCGCACTTTTCAATGCTAAGTGCACCTTCTTACAGTACCAGGGCAATAGACATCTCTACTGCTATGATGCTGTTCCTACTGAACACAAGCTGTACTCTGATGTGCTCCCGCACGTTGAGTATAAGGCTATTGACATTAATGGTGATCTTGTTCCTTTCAAGATACCAGAACAGATAATGTTCTATCCACACATTGTGCGCTATACTAGCAATTCCTATTGCCGTATGGGGCATTGCTTTAATACAAACCCTGGTATTTGCATTTCATTTACGGATGAATTTCCGTATAGTGAAAATGTCAAACCTGGCGTTTACTGTGCTGATACCTCGCTGCAGTTGCTCTCAAACCTCGTTTTGGGCACTGTATCTGGTATTCACATTTTTACATCAACAGCCGCACTTCTTGGATCTACTATTGTGATCATTTTGTGCGTTGTTGCTGTTCTTGCAGTTCAGCGATTCTTCAAGGAGTACACGACCTTTGTTATGTACACTTGTGGACTTGCTTTTGTCAACATCATAGGCATTGCACTTATGTACAAGTGCCTTGTCTTTGCTATCTTCTACTACGCAATTTACTTGTACTTTGTCCTTACATTCCCCTCATTTAAGAGGAATGTGGCATTGTTCTACCTTGCTGTAGTGATTGTACCGCACGTGAGCAACATGCAATTGCTGGCGCTCATTGTGTGTAGTATCATCTACTTTCTCTACACTTATGTTCATACTGTAGCCAAGACAGCAGGAAAATTTTCCTCCTTCCTGGACGCAGCTAAATCCACTTTTGTCATTGACAACGAAAAGTATGTGTTGCTTAGGGACCTTGCTGGTTCTGAATTTGACCAGTATTTGGCCTCTTACAACAAGTACAAATACTTTTCTGGAACAGCTTCTGACAAGGATTATGATAAGGTCTGCATGGCATTCCTTGCCAAGGCCCTGTCATCTTTCCGCGAAGGAGGCGGTTCTCAGCTTTACACACCACCTAAATTTGCAGTTGTTCAGAGTCTTAAGACCAAGCTGCAAGCAGGTATTAAAATCCTCCTCCACCCTTCGGGTGTAGTCGAGCGATGCATAGTTTCAGTTGTCTACAATGGCTCTGCATTGAATGGCATCTGGCTTAAGAATGTTGTCTACTGCCCACGCCACGTTATTGGAAAATTCCGTGGTGACCAGTGGACTCACATGGTTTCAATTGCTGACTGCCGCGACTTTATTGTCAAGTGTCCAACACAGGGTGTTCAGCTAAATGTTCAATCAGTTAAGATGGTAGGAGCTCTCCTCCAGTTAACTGTCCATACCAACAACACAGCCACTCCAGACTACAAGTTTGAGAGGCTTGCACCAGGATCATCGATGACAATTGCCTGCGCCTATGATGGCGTTGTTCGGCATGTCTATCACGTGGTCCTCCAACTTAACAATCTCATTTATGCAAGTTTCCTTAATGGAGCTTGTGGTAGCGTGGGTTACACTCTTAAGGGTAAAACACTCTACTTACACTACATGCACCACATTGAGTTTAACAACAAAACTCATAGCGGTACAGATCTCGAAGGTAACTTCTATGGTCCCTATGTGGATGAGGAAGTTATTCAACATCAAACAGCGTTCCAGTACTACACTGATAACGTTGTTGCTCAACTATACGCACACTTGCTGACTGTTGATGCTAGACCTAAATGGCTTGCTCACTCTCAGATAAGTATTGAAGATTTCAACTCATGGGCTGCTAACAACTCTTTTGCTAACTTCCCATGTGAACAAACCAATATGTCCTACATCATGGGTCTCTCGCAGACTGCTAGAGTGCCCGTAGAACGTATTCTCAATACCATTATACAGCTAACCCTCAACAGAGATGGTGCTTGTATTATGGGATCTCATGATTTCGAGTGTGATTGGACACCAGAGATGGTCTACAATCAAGCTCCCATTTCACTGCAGTCAGGAGTAGTTAAGAAAACATGTATGTGGTTCTTCCACTTCTTGTTTATGGCTATTACCATGCTACTTGCTGCCATGCACGTCTTTCCTGTACACTTGTACCCAATAGTTTTGCCAGGATTTACCATCGTGGCATTTCTGTTGACGTTAACTATTAAACACACTGTTGTGTTTACTACTACCTATTTGCTTCCGTCACTCTTGATGATGGTAGTGAATGCAAACACTTTTTGGATTCCAAACACGTTTCTACGCACCTGCTACGAAACTATCTTTGGATCTCCAATTGCTCAGCGACTGTATGGCTATACTGTCGCGCTTTACATGCTGATCTATGCTGGACTTGCCATCAACTACACGTTGAAGACTCTCCGGTACAGAGCAACATCATTTTCTACTTTCTGTATGCAATGGCTGCAATATGGTTATGTTGCACACATTGTCTACAAATTGCTTACCAAACCCTGGACAGAATCCCTACTCTTCACAGCTTTCTCTATGCTTACCATCCATCCTTTGTTGGCTGCTCTGAGCTGGTGGTTAGCTGGTCGTGTAGCTTTGCCCATTATCATGCCTGACCTAGCCATTCGTGTTCTGGCGTATAACGTCATTGGCTATGTCATGTGCGTCCGATTTGGCCTTATTTGGCTTGCAAATCGCTTTACAACCATACCTATGGGCACATACCAGTATATGGTGTCTGTAGAACAACTTAAGTACATGATGGCAGTTAAAATGTCTCCTCCACGCAATGCGTTCGAGGTGCTAATTGCCAACATTAGACTATTAGGCCTGGGTGGTAATCGCAACATTGCTGTGTCTACCGTCCAGAACAAAATTCTTGATGCAAAGGCTACTGCTGTGGTTGTTGCCAACCTTCTTGAAAAGGCTGGAGTTACAAACAAGCATGCTGTCTGCAAAAAGATTGTGAAGTTCCACAATGACACTCTTAAGGCTACCAGCTATGAGGAAGCTGAGGTGGCACTTGTGAAACTTCTTGCTCACATAATTGAGTTCTTGCCCACTGACCAGGTAGATGCCTATCTAGCTGATGCAGCCAAGGCTCAACATGTTAACACATACCTTGACAACTTGCTTGAGAACAAAGTTGTTGTTCAGGCAGTTGCTGATATCAACATTAATCTGGATTCTTATAGAATTTATAAGGAGGCAGATGCCATTTACAAACGCTCTGTTGAGATGAATGAGTCTCCTCAGGAGCAAAAGAAAAAGCTCAAAGCTGTTAACATTGCAAAGGCCGAGTGGGAGCGTGAAGCTGCATCTCAGCGTAAGCTTGAGAAGCTTGCTGATGCTGCCATGAAGTCTATGTACCTTGCAGAACGTGCAGAGGACCGCCGTATTAAGCTGACCTCCGGACTTACTGCAATGCTTTATCACATGCTTAGACGTCTTGACTCAGATAGGGTAAAAGCTCTCTTTGAGTGCGCTAAGCAACAAATTCTGCCAATCCACGCTGTTGTTGGCATTTCAAATGACAACCTTAAAGTTATTTTTAACGATAAGGACAGCTACTCTCACTATGTAGAGGGCAACACACTTATTCACAAGGGGGTTCGCTACACTATTGTGAAGAAACTTTCCTTGGACAATGCTCTTATTGAAGGTGTACCAGAAGAATTCCCTGTAGTCGTTGAGACTGTCAGAGAAGGTGTGCCTCAACTTCAAAACAATGAGTTATGCCTGCGCAATGTCTTCACTGCACAGAACACAGCTCAAGATCTTAATGGCAATGAATCAACTGCAAAATCCTTCTATGTTACCAGAACTGGTAAGAAGATTTTGGTTGCCATTACATCAACTAAAGACAACCTTAAAACTGTGACCTGCCTTACTGACACAGGTAAGACAGTCCTCAATCTGGACCCTCCTATGCGCTTCTCGCATACCGTAGGCGGAAAACAGTCAGTTGTCTATCTTTATTTCATCCAGAATATTAGTTCACTTAACAGAGGAATGGTCATTGGCCACATCTCTGGAACTACCATCTTACAGGCAAATGGTACCCAAATTGAGTATCAACAGAATGCCTCTCTTTTGACCTATTTGGCTTTCGCTGTAGACCCTAAGGCTGCCTACCTTAAGCACCTTGCTGACGGTGGGTCACCTATACAGGGTTGCATTCAGATGATTGCCACTATGGGTCCCGGATTCGCGGTTACCACTAAACCACAACCTAATGAGCACCAGTACTCTTATGGTGGTGCCTCAATCTGTCTCTATTGCCGTGCACATATACCACACCCTGGTGTTGATGGACGGTGCCCTTACAAAGGCCGCTTTGTTCACATTGACAAAGATAGGGAACCTGTTTCCTTTGCCTTAACTCATGAGCCATGCAGTTCTTGCCAGAGGTGGGTCAACCATGACTGCACTTGTGGTTCTAGTCTGCAGAATTCGGCTTATTTAAACGAGTAACGGGTTCTAGTGATGCCCGGCTAGAACCCCTGCAGCCTGGTACTCAGCCAGATGCTGTAAAAAGGGCCTTCCATGTGCATAATGATACTACCTCTGGTATATTTTTAAGCACCAAGACTAACTGCGCTCGGTTTAAAACTGTCCGCAGTGCTTTGCCTTTACCTAACAAAGGGGAGGTTGATCTCTACTTTGTCACTAAGCAGTGTGCACAGAAAGTCTTCGAAATCGAGGAAAAGTGCTACAATGCTCTTAGTGCTGAACTATATACTACTGATGAAACATTTGGCGTTCTTGCAAAGACTGAATTTTTCAAGTTTGACAAGATACCTAATGTTAATCGTCAGTATTTGACTAAATACACACTCCTTGACTTGGCCTATGCTCTCCGGCATTTGTCAACATCCAAGGATGTTATCCAAGAAATTTTGACCACCATGTGCGGAACTCCTGAAGACTGGTTTGGGGAGAATTGGTTTGACCCAATTGAGAACCCATCCTTCTACAAGGAATTCCATAAACTTGGTGACATACTTAACCGTTGTGTTCTTAATGCCAATAAGTTTGCCAGTGCCTGTATTGACGCTGGTCTTGTTGGCATATTAACACCCGACAATCAGGATCTCCTTGGTCAAATTTATGACTTTGGTGATTTTATCATTACACAACCTGGAAATGGATGTGTGGACCTTGCGTCCTACTACTCTTACCTAATGCCCATCATGTCTATGACTCACATGTTAAAGTGTGAGTGTATGGATAGTGATGGAAACCCACTTGAGTATGATGGCTTCCAGTATGATTTCACGGACTTTAAGCTTGGCTTGTTCGAGAAATACTTTAAGTACTGGGACCGTCCATACCACCCTAACACTGTTGAATGTCCAGATGACCGTTGCGTGTTGCACTGCGCGAACTTCAATGTGTTGTTTGCTATGTGCATACCCAATACGGCTTTTGGCAATTTGTGTTCTAGAGCTACTGTTGACGGCCACCTTGTGGTCCAAACAGTGGGTGTACACTTGAAAGAGCTTGGTATAGTCCTTAATCAAGACGTTACCACGCACATGTCTAATATTAATCTAAACACTTTATTGCGACTGGTAGGTGATCCCACCACCATTGCAAGTGTCTCTGACAAGTGTGTAGATTTAAGAACTCCTTGCCAGACCTTGGCTACTATGTCTAGCGGCATTGCTAAACAGTCAGTCAAGCCCGGGCATTTTAATCAACACTTCTACAAGCATCTGCTTGATAGTAACCTACTAGACCAACTTGGAATAGACATCCGCCACTTCTACTATATGCAGGATGGTGAAGCGGCTATCACAGACTACAGCTACTACAGGTATAATACCCCCACAATGTTAGATATCAAGATGTTCTTGTTTTGCCTTGAGGTGGCGGACAAGTACCTTGAGCCCTACGAAGGTGGATGTATTAATGCACAGTCAGTTGTGGTCTCCAATCTTGACAAATCTGCGGGCTACCCCTTTAACAAGCTGGGTAAAGCTCGTAACTACTACGACATGACACATGCCGAGCAAAACCAGCTGTTTGAGTATACAAAACGTAATGTTTTGCCTACACTCACTCAGATGAACCTTAAGTATGCAATTTCAGCCAAGGATCGTGCTCGCACTGTGGCTGGTGTCTCCATCATAAGCACCATGACTAACAGGCAGTACCATCAGAAGATGCTGAAATYTATTTCACTTGCACGCAATCAGACTATCGTGATAGGTACCACCAAATTCTACGGAGGGTGGGACAACATGTTACGTAGGCTGATGTGTAATATTAATAATCCCATTTTAGTGGGTTGGGATTACCCCAAGTGTGATCGCTCCATGCCTAACATGCTTCGCATTGCTGCGTCATGTTTGCTTGCACGTAAACACACTTGCTGTAATCAAAGTCAGCGATTCTATCGTTTGGCTAATGAATGTTGCCAAGTACTATCAGAAGTGGTAGTCTCTGGTAACAATCTCTACGTAAAACCTGGTGGCACTAGCAGTGGTGATGCCACCACAGCTTATGCTAATTCAGTGTTTAACATTCTACAGGTTGTCTCTGCAAATGTGGCAGCCTTTTTGTCAACTTCCACTACGACTCATCTTAATAAGGACATTGCGGACTTGCACCGTAGTCTTTATGAAGATATTTATCGTGGTGACTCTAACGATATCACCGTCATCGACAGATTCTATCAACATCTCCAGAGTTACTTTGGACTTATGATTTTTTCTGATGATGGTGTCGCATGTATTGACTCAGACGTTGCAAAGTCTGGGGCAGTTGCTGACCTTGATGGTTTCCGAGACATTTTGTTCTACCAAAACAATGTTTATATGGCAGATTCAAAGTGTTGGACAGAAACCGACATGACAGTTGGCCCTCATGAATTCTGCTCACAGCATACTGTGCTAGCAGAGCATGATGGCAAACCTTACTACCTTCCATACCCAGATGTCTCTCGCATCCTGGGTGCTTGCATTTTTGTGGATGACGTTAACAAGGCTGACCCTGTTCAGAACCTTGAGCGTTACATCTCACTTGCAATTGACGCTTACCCGCTCACAAAGGTTGACCCTATTAAGGGTAAAGTCTTTTATCTCTTACTTGATTATATACGAGTTCTTGCTCAGGAGCTTCAGGATGGTATCCTTGATGCTTTCCAGTCACTCACTGACATGTCGTATATAAACAACTTTCTGAATGAGGCCTTTTATGCTCAGATGTATGAGCAAAGTCCTACACTGCAGGCCAGTGGTGTCTGTGTGGTGTGTAATTCACCCACAATACTACGCTGTGGTGATTGCATTCGGCGACCACTTTTGTGCTGTGTCTGTGCTTACCAGCATGTGACGCAGACTACTCATAAACGTATCATTGCTATCAACAACTACATTTGTAGTGTTGAGAACTGCAATGAGGATAATGTTGAAAAACTATTCATCTCAGGCACAGCGATTTATTGTGAAAACCACAAACCTACGCTGTGCATACCTATTGTCGCTAATGGCTCTGTTTTTGGAATCTACCGCCACACTGCCAGAGGTAGTGATGACATAGATCTCTTTAACGAGCTTGCTACATCTAACTATGACACTATTGAACCTTACCAAAAGGCCAATCGTGCACCACTCTCACTTATGCTCTTCGCTGCTGAAACTATTAAGGCACTCGAGGAGTCTATCAAAAAGTCATACGCAACTGCAACTGTTAAGGATGTGTATGATCAAAGATTCATTAAACTTCTTTGGGAACAGGGCAAAAAGCCTCCGCCCATTACGAAGAACCATATATTCACTGGCTATCATTTTAACAAGAATGGAAAAACCCAAGTTGGTGACTACATTCTCGCTAAAACTGACGGCAGTGACACTTACACTTACAGAGGAACATCTACCTACAAACTTCARACAGGTGATGTTTTAGTTTTAATGGCACATGTTGTCACACCGCTTTCAGCACCACCAGTGCTGGCGCAAACAACATATGTCAGAAAATCACTTTTACCCGATTCTGTTGGCGCTTCCTATTATGTGCAACACTTTAAGTCATATAATGAGATCGCTATGCAGCGGGTTACAACCGTACTAGGACCACCAGGCACAGGTAAATCTACCTTTGCTATTGGTTTGGCTAAGTACTTTCCTAGTGCACGAATTTGCTACACTGCCTCTTCGCATGCAGCAATCGATGCACTCTGTGAAAAAGCTTTCAAGACACTACCTGTAGGCCAATGCAGTCGTATCGTACCCACACGTACAACTGTCRAGTGCTTTCAGGAGTTCGTCGTAAACAACACTACTGCACAGTATATCTTCTCAACTATCAATGCCTTACCTGACATTAAGTGTGACATTGTAGTTGTAGATGAAGTTTCTATGTTGACCAACTATGAGCTTTCCTCTGTGAATGCCCGCTTGGTCTACAATCACATTGTATATGTTGGTGACCCTTATCAGTTACCTTCACCTAGAACTATGCTTACGTCTGGCCAGCTTTCACCAGCTGACTATAACGTAGTTACAGATATAATGGTACATGCTGGAGCTGATGTTATGCTCGACATGTGCTATAGATGCCCACGTGAAATCGTTGAGACAGTGTCTAAACTTGTCTACGATAATAAGCTAAAAGCGGCGAAACCGAACTCAAGACAGTGTTACAAGACCATTGTGAACTTTGGTCCTGGAGACATTGCTCATGAGGGACAATCTGCCTACAACGAAGCACAGTTACGTTTCGCACTCGCCTTTAGACAACAGAAGCGGTGGGACAACGTGACTTTCATTTCACCTTACAATGCTATGAATGTGAAAGCATCCTTAGCAGGATTTTCTACTCAGACCGTTGACTCTTCTCAGGGCTCTGAGTATGATTATGTTATCTTTTGCGTGACCACTGATTCAGCTCACGCACTCAATATGGCTCGTTTGAATGTTGCCCTTACACGTGCAAAGATTGGAATCCTTGTAGTGTTCCGGCAGGCAAACGAACTTTATAATAGTTTGCAGTTTGAATCCATTGATTCACAGCTTCAGTCGAGTGATGAGAAAACCCTCACACCACTGTTTAAGCGCTGCGGCTATGAGTATACTGGCGTCCATCCAGCTCATGCCTTGACTTGGCATGATTGTGGTATAGAATACCGCTGTGAGGAGCCACTTGCTAAACTTGTTGGAGTTGCCGATGGCACTCTAATATCATACAAAACCCTGGTCTCTGCACTTGGGTTCCTTCCTTCACTTAAAATTGATGCATATCACAATATGTTCCTAACACGTGACGCGTGTCGCGCCTATGTTCAGAGTTGGATCGGCATAGACGTAGAAGCAGCACACGCCGTAAAACCTAACACCGGGACTAACCTGCCACTTCAAATAGGTTTTAGCACCGGAAAGAATTTCTCCGTTACTCCAGAGGGAATTTGGGTAAACGAGCATGGATCTTGCACCGAGCCCGTCCCTGCCAAAATACCGCCTGGAGAACAATTTCGCCACCTTAAGAAGGACATGCGCCAGGCGCGTCCTTGGAAGGTTGTTCGACGTGAGATTGCTACGCACATTGCTGAAGTAGCTCCTCACACTGATTATATATGCTTTGTCACTTGGGCTCACCAGCTTGAGCTAGCGACAATGCGCTACTTTGTTAAACTCGGTATGGAAGAGAAATGTTTTTGTGGCAGACGAGCTTGTTTCACTAATGGAACTGAGTTCGCTTGCAAAGCACATCATTCTCTTACCACTCCACAATGTGATTATGTGTACAATCCGTTCCTCATCGACGTGGCTACGTGGGGATTCTCGGGACGGCTCTCCACCAACCACGACGCGGTATGCACATATCATGCTAATGCCCATGTTGCATCAGCCGATGCAATCATGACGGTATGCTTAGCCATCCACGAACTGTTCAGTACTGTTGACTGGACTCTTGAGTTTCCAGTAACTGCTGAGCAATCGCAACTTAATAAGGCCTGTCGACTTGTTCAGGCGAACTACTTAAACATTCTACTCACCACAACCAAAGCCACGGTGGTTCACGATATTGGTAACCCAAAAGGTATCCCTATCGTGCGCAAGCCTGGTGTTAAATATCACTTTTATGATCAAGCACCCATTGTCAAACACGTTCAAAAACTAAAGTACAAGCCGGAGATGGAGGCCCGTTTCACCGATGGCTTGACTATGTTTTGGAATTGTAATGTTGACACATACCCTGCTAATGCCCTTGTCTGTCGCTACGACACGCATCGGCAAAAGCATTTAATTGGACCTAATGGTTCAGCACTATATGTCAATAAGCATGCTTTTCTCACTCCTGAGATGCATACTTATGCTACACATAAACTCAGTTTGGCTCCACTCATCTACTACTCCACCACGGATTGTAGTAATGAACAGCCAATCGTAGTTACCTACAGAGATTGTGTTACCCGGTGCAATACTGGAACAACTCTCTGTCCCACCCATGCTCTTGAATACCAGGAGTTTATCAATGCATACAATCTCATGGCTCGCCATGGATTTAATGTTTACATACCACGCAATGTCAACGTCTACAATTGTTGGCTAACTTTCACTAACCTTCAAAACCTTGAAAACTTAGCTTACAACTGTTATTATAAGAACTGCAATGCCCACGTTGATGGACAGCTTGATGTAGTTATTAATAATAACGCTGTATATGCTAAGGTTGATAACAACCTTGTCAAACTTTTTGACAACCGTACTAACTTACCTGTTTCAGTGGCTTTCGAGCATTACACTAACAGACACACTCGCTCACTACCAACTACACAGCTGTTGTCCGGCTTAGGCGTTACTGCCACCAGAAATTTCACTGTGTGGGTTGATAATGATACAATTTTCCAATACACTATTAATGTGTCTACTTATACTGACGTCGATCCTAGTACCCATGTTGTCCTTTGTGACGATAGGTACGGAACAGATTGGAGTCAGTTTAACCAACTACCTAATGCAGTTTTCCTCACCAAGACAAAGGTGAAGAAAACAGAACCATTTGTTTGTACAGCACTGACCCTAAATGGCCTTGCCATTGATGGTGATGAGCTTTACATTTACGTACGCTATAACAACCAACTGACCACATTCTCTACCATCTGCACGCAGGGTAGAAATGTTGAGCAATTCATACCTAAAACACCTATGGAAAGAGACTTCCTTGAGATGTCTCAAGAATCCTTCATTGATCACTATCAATTGCAGGACTTAGGTGTTGAACACATAATCTATGGTGATGATTCCAGYCCAGTTATTGGGGGAACTCATACACTAATTTCACTAGTTAGAAACAAGTTTGAACATCAACTTGTCAACCACGTATACAACCCAGTACAGAACTGTGTTGTTACCTCATCCAATGCAAGTTCTAAGAACGTTTGCACTGTTCTCGATGTTCTTCTTGATGACTACATTGACATCATAAGACAAGCCCATGCCAACTACACTAGTAAATCTAAAGTGTTTACGGTGTCAGTTGACAATCAACAAATAAGATTCATGCTTTGGCATGACGAGCAAGTCAAAACTTGCTACCCAATACTACAGTCACTAACCAATGGATACCAGATGCCTTCTGTGTACAAGACATTGATTACTGACYTACAACCAGCTGACATCCCTAACTATCATTCCTACACCCCCCGGGTGCCAGGAGTAGTTAAGAATGTTATAAAATACCGCCAACTTTTCAACTACATAGTTAAAAAGGATAGAATGGCAGTACCACACAATATGACTGTACTACACCTTGGAGCCGCATCCGCATTAGGTACRGCACCAGGTTCATCAGTCATAAAACAAATGTTTCCTGAAGGAACTGTCCTTATTGACCTTGACATAAGGGAGTTCACCTCAGATGCCAACCAAATAATAGTTACAGACTACAGAACTTACATGCCACCACACCATGTAGACGCCATATTTTCTGATCTCTACTGCTGTGATGACATTCATTTTTTTGACAACTTAATAAGGATAGTAAAAGAGAGGCTTGCCCTCGGTGGTTCTATCTTTGTTAAGATAACTGAACACTCATACTCACCTGAACTCTACGCTCTTGCGGGGTGGTTCGATGATTATCAACTATTTTGTACAGCAGTAAATGCTTCTTCGTCGGAAGCCTTTTTATGCTGTTTTAATTATTTGGGGCATGCTAAGGAAAACGTTAATGGTTTTAACTTACATGCATCCTACATTCAATGGCGCAATGAGATTGCGTTGACACCAACCTATTCTCCTTTAGCGGACAACCCGGCTACTGCCTGTAAGCTAAAAGCAACTCCAATCATCTCTGCTCGTGAGTTAGAGAAGAAGCCTATTCTTCGCTATCTCGTTGCCTCTGGACGTCTTCTTGTAAGGCCACCAGAATGCAGGGAGCTCTACTGATCACATTTATCGCAGTGGTGACCTCGTCGCCGCTAGCTGATAAAATACTTGATTTTCTAACTTTTCCTGAAGCACATGCCTATCTATTTCCGCAGTCACGCATGGTCAGGAATATAGAGGGCGGTGCTACTGAACGGTGTATGTACGTCCAAGAGGGCGGTTTCATACCAGACAACTTTACATTCCCTCAGTGGTTTGTACTCACCAACGACTCTACATTGCTTCAAGGAGAGTTAACAACGTCGCAGCCGCTAATTGTCAATGGGCACCTTTGCTCATGGCAATCTAACCAACAATATCGAAAATATTCCTTTAACACCTCTTGCCCACTTCCGGCTGACGGTTGTAACCCCACCTGGGGTAGTGGCAATCTTAAGTTGTTTAAGGGATGGAACAACACGAAAGGTCTTACTGACAATATCAGAATTAATGTCAACATATCCCAGTCGGATTATAGGACTTCTGCTGGGTCTGTTGGACTTGAATTAGAAGGAGGTGGTACTGTTAATATTACTTGTACTAACAGTTCCACGCCAGTCACAACATACTCACTACTACCTTGGGCTCGTTCCAGTGGTGAACCAATCTATTGCTTTGCCAATGTTTCATCACCTAGTCAAAGCTATATTGATTTTATGGGCATTCTCCCGCCTTTTGTGTCAGAGATTGCCTTCGATAGGAGTGGCAGTATCTATATTAATGGTTATAGATACTTCAAAATTTCGCCACTACTCAATGTAGAGCTTCAGCTCAACTTCAATCTAACCAGTGACCACTTCTCAGTCACTTGGTCTAATTACACTGAGGTACATTTAAACACTACCAATGGTTATATACATCAGATTAAATACTGCTATGACCCACTTGACAAACTGGCGTGTGAAATGAACACATTCCAATTGCCTGATGGAGTCTATCCATACACGCCCGCTCAACAGCAGGCTTTACCTGAAACATTCGTTACTACACCTGTGTATGCTAATCATACGACTGTTGTAGTACGCACTCAATACACAGTGAGTTCAACCGGAATTAATGGACCACCTTCCTGGTCCACCGTTGAGCTTGATGGTGCCATTAATGACACCCTCTGTGTTAACTCTCGCCAGTTCACTGTACATCTTAACACTACAGTACACTATACCGCTGCACACTTGTTCGGCACGGAATTTGTTGCTGGCACGTGTCCATTCACATTACCAAACATTAACAATTACTTAACGTTTGGTTCCATATGTTTTTCCACTGTTAACAATGGTGGCTGCACTATACATGTTCAAAAAGTGTTGCGACACTATCGCTATACTTTTGGCACTATCTATGTTTCCTATCAACCAGGAAACCAAATAACAGCTATGCCAAAAGCCTCTTCAGGCACTACTGACATATCCACTGTTTATCTTAACGTGTGTACCAAGTATAATATCTATGGTAAAACTGGTACAGGCGTCATTACTAAAACAAATGAAACCCACATTGGAGGACTTTACTACTCCTCCCTTAGTGGTGACTTATTAGCATTTAAAAACTCAACTACACAAACAATTTACAGCATCACACCCTGTGAATTGTCTGCACAAGTTGCTGTATATAATGATTCTATTATTGCAGCATTCACTTCAACAGAGAATTTCACCTTCTCTGATTTCTCTTATAAGCTGAAAACTCCCATGTTCTATTACCACTCAATTGGTAATACGACATGTGAAGCACCAGCTATTACATTTGGTTCTATTGGTGTCTGCCCAGATGGTGGCCTAATTATTCAAAGTGCCACCACCAATGATGTAGACGCTGTAGTGCCTATTTCCACACAGAATATCTCAATACCTATCAACTTCACTGTATCTATTCAGACTGAGTACATACAGATTGAGCACCATCCTATTACGGTGGATTGCAGAAAATATGTTTGCAATGGCAACCCTCGTTGCCTGCAACTACTACTACAATATACTAGTGCGTGTTCAACAATTGAGCAGGCTCTAGCTTTAAATGCGCGACTTGAAGCAGCTAGCATCCAGTCAATGCTCACATACAACCCTCAGACAGTCAAGCTTGCAAACATTACAAACTTTCAGTCTGATGGTATCAAATATGACTTATCCTCCATACTACCTGTGTCAACTGGATCCAGGTCTGCTATTGAGGATTTACTCTTTGATAAAGTTGTCACAAATGGTCTAGGAACAGTAGACCAAGACTATAAAAAGTGTACCAACGGTTATTCCATTGCTGACCTTGTTTGTGCACAATATTATAATGGTATTATGGTACTTCCAGGCGTCGCTGACCCTGAGAAACTAGCCCAGTACACCGCTTCACTTACAGGTGCTATGGTCTTCGGTGGACTCACATCTGCCGCAGCCATACCATTTTCTCTAGCAGTCCAATCGCGTTTGAATTATGTTGCTCTTCAAACGGATGTGCTGCAACGCAACCAACAAATCTTGGCTACATCATTCAATAATGCTATGGGCAATATTACCCAGGCATTCCATGATGTCAACCAAGGACTTTCACAAGTTGCAGGTGCTGTCACCACGATAGCCAATGCATTCACAAAAATTCAGGATGTTGTCAATGCACAGGGCACTGCTCTCTCAACTCTGACAACACAGTTAACAAACAACTTTCAGGCTATCTCAGCCTCTATTGCTGACATTTATAATCGTCTCAACCAAATTGAGGCAGATGCACAAGTAGACAGACTCATTACAGGCAGGTTAGCTGCTCTCAATGCGTTTGTCACACAAACATTAGCTAAACTTGCTGAGGTTAGACAATCTCGCCAGTTAGCTCTTGACAAAGTTAATGAGTGTGTTAAATCGCAATCCGCTCGTTACGGATTTTGCGGCAACGGAACTCATCTTTTCTCATTTTCAAATGCAGCACCGTATGGACTGATGTTTTTCCACACTGTTCTGCTTCCCACACAATACGCCACAGTGCAAGCCTATTCAGGTATTTGCCACCAGAATAGAGCACTTACACTGAGAGACCCATCACTTGCACTCTTCCAGAAAGATGACAAGTATTTAATCACACCACGCAATATGTACCAACCCCGAACTGCCACCAAGGCGGACTTCGTGTACATACAGTCGTGTGACATCACATTCCTCAATCTAACTGACACTACTATTGAAGCCGTCATACCTGATTATGTCGACGTCAATAAAACAATTGAGGAGTTTCTCAACAACTTACCTAACTATACACTGCCAGATCTTTCGATCGACAGGTATAACAACACAATATTAAATCTCACCACTGAGATTGCTGATTTAAATGGTAAAGCTGCCAACCTCTCTCAAATTGTTGAGGAACTTGAGCAGTACATCAAAAACATTAACAGCACACTAGTTGACCTCGAATGGCTCAACCGTGTTGAAACCTACATCAAATGGCCATGGTATATATGGCTTGCCATAGCCCTGGCATTTACTGCATTTGTCGCAATCCTCATAACAATCTTTCTTTGCACTGGTTGCTGTGGAGGGTGCTTTGGTTGTTGCGGAGGTTGTTTTGGCCTTTTCTCAAAGAAGAAAAGGTATACAGACGACCATCCAACACCGTCCTTCAAATTTAAGGAATGGTAGCCGACGATTGGGCTGTAACCATCCCTGGTCACTATATTATTGCTATCCTAATTGTAGTTTGCATTGGTGTAGCACTACTATTCATAAACACTTGCCTTGCCTGTGTTAAACTAACCTATAAGTGTTATCTGGGTGCTCGTTACCTAGTTAACCCCATTATAGTGTACTATTCCAAACCAAATCCTACACCTGAGGAAGAGTTTGTAAAGGTACACCAATTTCCTAGAAACCACTATGTCTGAATCAGAAGAGTGGCAGATTATTGTTTTCATTGCGATCATATGGGCGCTTGGCGTCATCCTTCAGGGTGGCTATGCTACGCGCAACCGTATGATTTACGTGCTTAAACTTATCCTACTGTGGCTTCTCCAGCCATTCACCCTTGTGGTGACTGTTTGGGCTGCAGTTGATCATGCTAACAAAAAGGACGCTGTGTTCATAGTGTCCATTATTTTTGCAGTACTTACGTTCATTTCCTGGGCGAAGTACTGGTTCGACTCAATCAGATTACTCATGAAAACACGCTCAGCCTGGGCACTCTCACCAGAGAGCAGACTCCTTGCTGGCATCATGGATCCAATGGGCAACTGGAGGTGCATTCCTATTGACCACATGGCTCCCATACTCACACCAGTCGTTAAGCACGGCAAGCTCAAGCTACATGGGCAAGAGCTGGCCAGCGGTATTTCGGCTAAGTCACCACCACAAGATATGGTGATAGTGTCACCTAGTGACACCTTTCACTATACTTTTAAGAAACCTGTGGAATCTAACTCAGATCCTGAGTTCGCAGTTCTGATCTACCAGGGTGACCGCGCTTCAAACGCTGGACTTCACACCATAACCACTTCAAAGCCAGGGGACGCCCTGCTGTATAAGTATATGTAATGTGCAACTGTTTGTTGCAGCTGCGAGAATTATACAAATTGTGCAATGAGCGGAACATCACACGAGATGATGTTCTTGAGCTTATTGACCCTCTTATCAAGACTCGCTGTTTTGCTTACAGTCTCGTGGTTCTTGCTAATGCAAATCCAATTGCACTTAGCATATTACCTCGGAAAATTCTTATCAACGGGGAGCCTTTGCTGCTTGAATATGGTAACATATATGGTAAAGACTTTCTCTACAGACCATCACTCCAAGTTATTCTTGAAGAAGAAGAACTAAATTAAAGTTTTGACACCAATCTACCATGGCCACTCCATCAGTACCCACTACTGACGCGTCGTGGTTCCAGGTGCTCAAAGCTCAAAACAAAAAGGCTACTCATCCTCAGTTTCGTGGCAATGGAGTTCCGCTTAACTCTGCCATCAAGCCCGCTGAAAACCATGGCTATTGGCTGCGTTACACCAGACAAAAGCCAGGTGGTACTCAAATTCCTCCATCCTATGCCTTCTATTATACAGGCACAGGTCCGAGAGGAAATCTTAAGTATGGTGAACTCCCTCCTAATGATACCCAGGCAACCACTCGTGTTACTTGGGTTAAGGGTCCGGGAGCAGACACTTCTATTAAGCCTCATGTTGCCAAACGCAACCCCAACAATCCTAAACATCAGCTGCTACCTCTCCGATTTCCAACCGGAGATGGCCCAGCTCAAGGTTTCAGAGTTGACCCCTTCAACGCTAGAGGAAGACCTCAGGAGCGTGGAAGTGGCCCAAGATCTCAATCTGCTAACCCCAGAGGCACTAACAATCAGCCAAGGAAACGCGACCAGTCCGCACCTGCTGCGGTACGTCGTAAGACCCAACATCAAGCTCCCAAGCGGACTTTGCCCAAGGGCAAAACCATCTCTCAGGTATTTGGCAACCGGTCTCGTACTGGCGCCAATGTCGGCTCTGCAGACACTGAGAAGACGGGTATGGCTGATCCTCGCATCATGGCTCTAGCCAGACATGTGCCTGGTGTTCAGGAAATGTTGTTTGCTGGCCACCTCGAGAGCAACTTTCAGGCGGGAGCAATCACCCTGACCTTTTCATACTCAATCACAGTCAAGGAGGGCTCTCCTGACTATGAACGACTAAAGGATGCGCTCAACACTGTGGTCAACCAGACCTATGAGCCTCCAACAAAACCAACTAAGGACAAGAAGCCTGAAAAACAAGACCAGTCTGCAAAACCCAAACAGCAGAAGAAACCCAAAAAGGTGACTCTGCCTGCAGACAAACAGGACTTGGAGTGGGATGATGCTTTTGAGATAAAGCAAGAATCAGCTGCGTAGACACCAATCTATGCCTGTCAAACCCACATACCCTCACTCAAGCATCTCTCTGGTTCCAGAGGGGTGTAGAAATAAATTAGAACCCTGTTGCTTACCTAAGCCAGGGTGCTACTCTTCACACATTAGCCACGGCATTAGCCTGGTTATAGACGAATTACTCGAGAAAGGAACCACTCGTTCACCCAACGCGTGGCTTGTGCTCGAGCATCCTGATTACAACCTCTGGAAATTTCATTGGCAGCGTGGTCGTCACTGCGGGCCAGGACACTGCGTAGCCATTTTCCAGTACAAAAACTCAAATCAACCCTACGAGGGACACGAGGATTACACTACCCATAGCTGCTACTCCATTCCAGGAGGATGCTTAGCTTTGGATACTACATCCTCAAGTTCATCTGCCTCACCTTCTTCGGAGTCTTTAACCCGAAGGTCGCCGAGGCAGTAGGTCCGTTCATCGACCTTGAAATTGTAGGGTTTCAGGCCTTTATAACATGGATTCTTGTCGTACGCCCACGTATGGCAAACTTCATGCTTGGCCAACCAATTCTTGTGCGCAAGCACCAAATGATATAGCCAGAGAGCCAGTCAGAGGGCGCTACCATGCAAACTAGGGCTGGCTACTCTAGCACAGAATCACATCTCGATAAGCAACAGTGCTAGAAGGTTGCTTATACCATTTAATATGCCGAGGCCACGCGGAGTACGATCGAGGGTACAGCATAATCTCAACTTTTGTTGAGCCACAATTTTAATCCTAATTGGAGAAGGCCAAAGGACTGTACTACTTTTGTAGGTGTAGCAGTCGCCCAATGGGAAAGCGCCAACTAGGTTACAATTGTGGTGGGGACAAATTAGGGGAAATTAAATTGGCTTATAGGGGGGATGGAGCAAAAAAAAAAAAAAAA